CAGGTGCCGTTAACTGGGATGTAGCATCAATTAAAACAGTAGATTTTACAGCAACAGCAGGTGTTGGATATTTTGTAGACACCGCAACAACAGGAGCAGTAATAGTAACTTTACCAGCAGCCCCAGCAGCGGGAGATGTGGTTGGAGTTGCTGATTATGCTAAGAATTTTGCTAACGCTAATTGTATATTAAATAGAAATAGTCTTAAGATTGGTGGATCAGCTGCCAATGCTACACTTTCAACAAGGGGTCTGGCAGTCACATTAGTTTATGTAGATGTGACTAAAGGATGGATTGTAACAGATTCAGGAAATCAATCCGATGCACCTGGACCCACATTTATAACAGCAACAGGTGGATGTATAACTACGTGTGGTAATTATAAAATGCATACTTTTTATAGCCCGGCAACTTTTTGTGTTTCTGCTTTAGGTAATCCTGCAGGAGGTCCAAATAGTGTAGATTATTTAATAGTGGCCGGAGGTGGTGGTGGCGGAGCTGGAAGTACTCCTGCTCACGGCGCTGGCGGAGGTGGTGCAGGTGGATATAGAGAATCCCCTGGCACAGAAACAGGATGTTATACAGTTTCACCAAGAGGTGCAGCCCCAGCGGCTGCAATTGCAGTCTCAGTTCAAGGTTATGCAGTAATTGTAGGTGGTGGAGGTCCAAGTGGACCCGGTTGTGCTGCTTGTCAAGCCGGTGATGGCGTAGATTCAAGTGCTTTAGGAATAACAGCAACAGGTGGTGGTGGAGGTAGTGGATCAAGTTATTCTCCACCTGATGCAGGAGCTCGAATGGATGGAAGACCAGGTGGTTCAGGTGGTGGTGGATCATCTCAAGGTAATCCACAACCTGCTCCGGGTGGAATGGGTGGTACTGGAAATGATCCTCCTACTAACCCAGTACAAGGTATGAATGGTGGTAGTGGATATGATGGTCCAACCCCAACTCTAGCAACAGGCGGAGGAGGTGGTGCTCTATGCACGGGAGCAGATGCAGTTGCAAGTACCAATGGACCCGGAGGAGCTGGAGCAGGAACAGCAATTAATTTAACTACGATGCCGGCCCCAAGCCCAACCCCAAGCGCACAAATTGGAACTCCGGGCCCAAGCCCTTCAGTAAGATATTTTTCTGGTGGTGGTGGTGGTGGTGGAACTGGAAGTAATCCAGCAGGACCGGGTGGTACTGGTGGCGGAGCAACTGGTGGAACTCCAGGAACTCCAGGCGCGGCAGCAGCAACTATTAATACCGGCGGTGGTGGCGGCGGAGGTGGTGGCGGAGCCCCAGCAGGAACAGGTGGTTCAGCTGGTGGTTCAGGAATTGTAGTAATTAGATATAAATATCAATAATATTTATGTATTTACACAAATTTAAAATTAATATATAAGGAGAAACATATGGCACACTTTGCAAAAATAGGAATGAATGGAAAAGTTATTGCAGTATTAACTATGGGCAATAATGATATGAAAAATGCTGATGGTGTTGAAGACGAAAGAGTAGGACAACAATATTTAGAGAGACACAATAATTGGCCTGCACAAATGTGGATTCAAACATCTTACAATACATCAGGTAACAAACATAATTCAGGTGATGACTCTAAAGCATTTAGAGGAAACTATGCAGGTATAGGTTATACTTGGGACGAAGATGATAATATCTTTTGGCCTAAATCACCTTATCCATCTTGGGTAAAAGATACTGCAACTGCAAGTTGGAAATCACCAATCGGTGATGCTCCAGCATTAACAGCTGAACAGATTTCACAAAATGATGCTAACACTCACGGATGGCATTACGGATGGAATGAAGCTGGTCAGTCTTGGGACTTGACAGACGAAATGGCATAATTTAAAAAGGTATGTGGTATGCATAAGAAAGTATTATCTGAAATAGATTTACATTATGGCACGATTGATATGCCTAAAGGTTTTGAAATAGACCGAGACAAACTTCAATCAGATATTTTATCATCACAAATTAAAAATATACAATTTCCATACTCCAGAAATTGGGATATGTTAAATACTTATATGCGAGAGCATATAAAAGTAGAACACGGTTTTACTTTAGTAAATAAAGAAACGTGGGGAAATGCTTATAAACCAAAAGAACTATCTATTCCTTTATTAAATATAGACCCTGTGGATTTAAGAAATTCTCCTGATTATACTTTTCTGTATGGAGTCAATGTTAAAGATTGTAGTGTTAGAATACATTATGATCAAAACCGAAGAGCAGGAAGAAGTTGGGACATACCTTTAACAAATAATTCCTTTATTATGTTTCCATCTACACAGATGTATTACATAACCAACAATCAAAAAGATTCTTTAAACTTTATTTTAACTATAACTTATGAATTTATCTAATTACTTTTGGTATTTTAGTGGAGTGTTAACTCCTAAATTTTGTGATGATGTTATTAAATATGCATTATCAAAAGAGGAAGTAATGGCAAGAACGGGTGGTTATGGAGATAAAAAATTAAACAAAGAAGAAGTAAAAAATTTACAAAAGAAAAGAAGATCTGATTTAGTCTGGTTAAATGATACTTGGATATATAAAGAAATACATCCTTATGTTCATATGGCAAATAAAAATGCTGGGTGGAATTTTGAATGGAGTCGATCAGAGTCTTGTCAATTTACAAAATATAAATTAAATCAATATTATGATTGGCATACAGATCCTTGGGATAAACCTTATCAAAGAAAAGGAGATGATCCTGATAATGGCAAAGTTAGAAAACTATCTATGACTTGTCAATTAACAGATGGCTCTGAATACACTGGTGGAGAATTAGAATTTGATTTTCGAAATTATGATCCCAATATGAGAGATGAAAGTAAACATATAAGAAGCGTACCCGAAATATTACCTAAAGGCTCTATCGTAGTATTTCCTTCACACTTGTGGCATAGAGTTAAACCAGTAACGAGAGGAACGAGATACTCACTTGTCGTATGGCATTTAGGATATCCATTTAA